TATCCAAGCAGGTTGCTGTATATAATTATCAAATTCTTCTTGACTTAATAAATCTTCCTTACCGCTAAAGTTTTCATATGTTCTTACTTTTTGAACCTCTATTTTAGAGTATCTTTCATAACCCCTAACATACTCGCTTTGCTCATGCAATAATCCTACATCTTCTGGAAAAAATACTTGACTTTCATTATCTCTGCCTGTTTCTGGCATATTAAAGTCTTGTTCACTATTAGCATCATCTATTTCTTTTTTATATTGAGGATATAGCTTTTTAGCTTGGTCTCTACTAAATAGTCTAGAAACAATAATATTTTCGGCATCATCAAAGAATCTATCTCTACTATTTGGGTCTACATATACATCTAATGGGTCTACGTTATGCATACAAACTTCACCTTTACCCATGTCTTTCTTAGGGTCTTGATATACATTAATATAACCAACGCCCATTACATAATAGTCATCAATAGCTTGCCTTATAATTGTTCTTCCATCAGAAATGTCATACATATAACTTAAAAGAGCACTAAATACATTAGCTACCTTCCTATCACTATCTTCACGTGGAGCGCATCTAAATGAAGGCCTATTAGCAGTAAGCATAGCTTTTGCTGTTTCAACTGCTGGATGAATACGATTAACAACAATAGGAGCTTGTCCTCTTGCTTCTAGTGTTTCTGCCTGTTCTTTAGTCCATTGTCTACCTAAACGAAATTCTTTATCCTCTTTAGCTTGTTTAGCCCAAGCGTCTCTTTTTTTAGAATAGTCTTTAAATATTCTTAATGTATCATTTACTATATCTGGTGTCTTGTTTTCTTCCATTTTAACCTATTTTTTATCAATTTAATATACGACTATAAAGTCATCCAATCAAGTTTTTTCTTTGTATTTAAGTTATTTTTTAAATTTTCATTAAATTCTTTTCTTCTCGAAGGCCTTGCTCCGTCAAGAGCTGTCCATATAGAGTCCATTACATCATCATGTTTTCCTCTTGGGTAAGATAAAAACTCTTGTTGAGCTATATTATCTTGTGGTCTAAAATAAAAAGTACCTTTAGCAAATAGTGGAACAAGAGACAAAAGCCTTTCACTCTTTCTATTTCTAGGTTTAACACCTTTTTCAAGACCTGGTATATAAATACTATCTTTTAACATAAGTTCTCGCACTGCAGTTCTTAAGGCCTCTTGATAACCAACAGTTTCTATCTTCATACGCCTAGGTTTATACTTCTTATAAACTTCAATAAGTTTCGCAGGCTGCTCCGCAGGAGATATTCTATCCCTGTATATATCAATAATATACTTATTATTATCATGGTCAATACCAATTGTAGACACAACAAAATAATCAGCAGTAGAAGAAAGGGAGCTAGCAGGGTCAACTCCACAATAGATTTCCACTGGTTTAATTTCTTCTTCATCACCCTTTTTCCTAACTAGGCAATTTTGCCCATCTTTTCTTTCATAATCATAATGATGCATTTTTATCCATTCTGGTTTGAATGGAGCCATATCAGGAGATTGAGCTATATTCATATACTCCTGATAAAATCCGTTTAAATTACCTACAGATGCAAATTCTTTTTTTATTTCATTTATACGCGATGGAGGAAATCTTTCTGGCCATATACTCTTTTCATCTTCATCCCATATAGAATACCAAAGAGTATGCCAGGCATCTGATTCTTTAGCCCAATATAAGAAGCAATCCTCTGATATTACCGTACCAATCATAGCTATTTTACCTTCATCTGATAATGATGGTATTACAGCTTCTGTAACCCACTTTCTATTTTTTGCTCTTGCTTCTGGGGTGAATGCATTTAACTCTGATTCGAAATCATCTACTATAATAAGATTAGGACGAGTATCGCCTTCAATAAATCCCCTAACTCTTTGGCCAGTACCTACAGCTATTATTCTAGCGCCATTAGCTAGTACTACATCGTTATTAGTCCACCTTCTAGCGGTATTAGGCCCAAGGTCTCCAAATATATCCCTAAATTTATCAGAATGTGTTAAATGGTATTTAATACGAGATAAGAAGTTTATAGACTGAGTTTGTGATTCTGAGATAATAACTATAAATA